GAACAGCGCACTTCTCAAAGGGGCGCGCATCATCACCGCCTAGGCAAAGGTTCGCGCGCCGCGCACCGAGGGGCATCCGGCCACGCGCGGGCGCAGCCCCCGGCACCTGGCCGATGTGCTGACCGCCACCAAGATCACTTCGAAAAACGTATCCGGCGTGACCGTGGAGGGCGGCGCCAACGGCCCCAGTTACTACTGGAAATATGTCGAGTACGGCACCGTGAAGCAAAAAGCGCAGAAGTTCATCAACGAAAGCGCCGCCGCCAAAGAGGCGGAAGTGCTGGACGCCGTTGCCGCAGATCTGAAAAACGAACTGGGACTGTGAGGTGTTTTCCACTGGACGCGTCAACCCTTGTGGACAATTTGTTGGAAAGTGTCGAACTAACCACACTTCTGGCTATCGACCCCTACGGACACCCTGCCATCTACCAGATACTCGCTCCGGAAGCAGAGGTTTTTCCCCGGCTGGCCGTGTTTGAATCGGGTCGCGAGTACACCCGTTTCGCCGATGATCTGCCGCTGGAGGAGGCGGTTACCTTCCGAATCGATCTCTACGCGCGGGAAAACGTCCTCTACCAGGTCAACACGGCCTTGCACAACACTATGCGCCAGTTGGGCTTCCGCCGCGACGCGCAGGTGCAGGACGATTACCTTCCGGAGATCGACATTTATGTGAAATCGGTCACATATACAATCAAAATACCGCTGCCCTTTCCGTGGCAGTAAAAGGAGGATTCAATATGACAGTAACCGCACAAAGGCAGTCGCTTCGGAACATCCATTATGCACTGCTGACCAGCGATACGGCGGCGGGCGCAGTCTACGCGCTGCCCAAGCCGCTTGTGGGCGCTGTGTCCGCGAAGGTCAGCCCCGCGTCCAGTCAGGAGAAGCTCTGGGCGGATGACGGCGTGTTTGACATCGCGTCGGCGCTGGGCGATATCACGCTGGAAATCGAACTGGCGGCGCTCCCGCTGAGCGCGCAGGCCGCGCTGCTGGGGCACAGCTATGTTGCCGGGGTCATGACCCAGAACGCCGGGGACGAGCCGCCCTTTTTAGCCATCGGGTTTATGAGCCAGCCCCAGCAGGGTCAGTTCCGGTTTGTCTGGCTGTACAAGGGAAAGTTCGCGCTGGTGGAGGACGAGTACAACACTGCGACTGACGCCCCCGCATGGCGGCAGCCCAAGCTCTCCGGCACGTTTATCAAGCGCGAATACGACGGCAACTGGCAGATCATCGCCGATTCCACCGACCCCGGCTTCACCGGCGCTGCTGACTGGTTCAAGGGCGTGTACCCGGATGTTCCCGCCGGCGGCGGCGCGTAAGGAGGATAATACATGGCTTTGCACGATATCCGCGAGGTGCGCATCCCGATTGAACTGGACAAGCCCCGCACGCTGTTGTTTGACCTGAACGCCTTTGCGGAACTGGAGGAGCGCTTTGGCTCCATGGACAAGGCGTTTGACGCGATGCAGAAAGGCTCGCTCAAGGCGGCGCGGATGCTGCTGTGGGCGGGTCTTTTGCATGAGGACGCGAAACTGACCGAGCGGGCGGTCGGCAGTATGGTCACGCTGGGCAATCTGGAAGCCCTGATGGAATCGATCACACAGGCGCTGATGAACGCCATGCCCGCCGAACCGGGCGCGGCTCCCGCGCAGGAAGCCGTGGCGGCGGACCCTCGCTAAAGGCGCTATGGGATTCCTTTGCGGATACGGCGGCGCCCGGTTCTGGTGAAAACCTGGACTGGGGGCTGCTGTATTACATCGGAACCGTAGGGCTGGGGATGAGCGAGCCTACGTTTTGGAAGTGTACCCTTCGCAAGCTGCACGCTGTCTTTCGCTGCCATCTGGATAATCACCGTACCCAAGGAACACCGAGAAGGAGGTGACCCCGCGTGGCCAAGGAACTGGGCGACTTAATCGTCCGGCTGTCGCTGGACAGCAGCCGTTTTGAAAACAGCCTGGAGAAGTTCGAAGCCCAGATGACCAAGGTGCTGGCTTCCTGCATGAGCGCGGCCACGGGGCTTACCAGCTTTAAGAAGGTTACGGAAAAACTCAAGGTTTCGGCAGATACGCTCTCCGAGCGCCTGAACCTGCAAAAAGAGCGGGTTTCGGAGCTGGAACGCGCGTATGAAGCCAGCAAAACCGCCAAGGGCGCGGATGCCGAAGAAACGAAAAAGCTGGCTGCGAAGCTTGAGGAAGCCCGCCAGAAGCTCACTCAGACCGAACAGGCGCTGAAGCTCGTCAATGAACAGATTAAGCTTAACAAGAACGGTTTCTACCAGTTCGGGGTCAATCTGGAAAACGTGGGCGCCAAACTGCAGTCGGTCGGTAAAAAGATCTCCGAAACGGGCACACAGTTGACCACCAAGGTCACCGCCCCGGTGATCGCGCTGGGCACCGCCTGCATTACCACGTTCACTGGCTTTGACGATAGCATGAAACAGGTGCAGGCAACGATGGGGCTGGTGGCGGGGTCGTCGGTGGAGGCGGACAAGTCCATCGCGATGCTTTCGGCCACCGCCAAGGAAATGGGCGCGACTACCAAGTATACCGCTTCCGATGCCGCCGACGCGCTCAATTACCTCGCCATGGCGGGATACACGGCGGAGCAGGCCTGCGAAGCCCTGCCGGATGTGCTCAACCTTGCGCAGTCGGGCGGGCTGGATTTAGCCTATGCTTCGGATTTGGCCACGGATGCCATGTCCGCGCTAGGCCTGCAAATGAGCGACCTTGGTACGTTTTCCGATCAGCTGGCGGTCGCCGCTCAGAAATCCAACACCAATGTGGGTCAGCTGGGCGAAGCGATCCTGACCGTGGGCGGCACGGCGAAGAATCTCGCTGGTGGTACCGTGGAACTGGCAACCGGCCTAGGCATCCTCGCGGATAACGGCATCAAGGGCGCAGAGGGCGGTACCGCACTCCGTAACGTGATTCTCTCGCTGACCGCGCCGACGGATCAGGCCGCCAAGCGCATGAAAAAGCTTGGTTTGAATGTCTATGACGCGCAGGGCGATATGCGCCCCATGAACGACATTCTTAATGATTTGAATGGCGTCATGGGCGATATGTCGCAAAAGCAAAAGACCAACCTGCTCAACACGCTGTTCAATAAAACCGATTTGAAAGCGGTTAATGCGCTTCTGGCCAATAGCGGCGCGCGTTTTGACGAGTTGTCGGGATACATCGAAAACAGCGATGGCGCTGCAGCCCAGATGGCGGCCACCATGGAGAGCGGCATCGGCGGCGCATTTCGCGAGCTGCAATCGGCGGTGGAGGGCGTGGCGATCGCGTTTGGCGAGCGTTTGGCTCCCTATATCAAACTGGCTGCGGAGAAGATCACGGAACTCGCCAATCGGTTCGCGATGCTCTCGCCCAAAACCCAGGATATGATCATCAAGATTGCGGCGATTGCCGCTGCGGTTGGGCCTGCGCTTTTGGTGTTTGGTAAGTTGACCACCGGGGTGGGCAGCCTCATGAAGGTATTTGGTCCTTTGTTCAAGATTCTGGGCGGTGCTAAGAACGCTACGGGAGCATTAAGCATCGCCTTCAAGGCGCTGACGGGGCCGGTAGGCATCATCGCGGCGGTGATCGGGGTCGTGATCGCCGTGATGATGCGGCTTTACAAAACCAATTCCGCGTTTCGGGACAAAATCAACGGCATCTGGGCACAGATTACGGCGGCCTTTCAGAAAGTGCAGGTTGTGTTTGGCGCTGTCCTCGCCAAAATGAAAGGCTATCTTGCCCCAGTCAAGGCTGCCATGGACAAGCTCTGGCAGAGCGTTGAGTCGCTGGTACTAAAGCTCATGCCTGTTTTCGAAGCAGTGGCGGTGGTCATCGGCGCGGTGCTGGCTGTCGTAGTTGCGCTTGCGGCGGGCATCATGGACATGATCGCTCCGCTTGTACAGGCATTAATCCAGGCGACGGACTTCATCATTGTGCTGGTATCGGCCATCGTATCGCTGTTCTCCGGCGATTGGAACGGATTTGTGACCGCGATCTCGGCAGCATGGGAAGCGCTCAAGGCTTCATTGCTTGCTATCTGGGATGCTGTCTGCAACCTGTTTTTCACCTTCTGGACAACGCTGTGCGGGATTGCGGATGCGTTCGGGCTTAACCTGAATCAATTCTTTACGGATCTCTGGACGGGCATCCAGACAGCGGCTACCACGGCCTGGACGGCGTTCACCACGTGGCTGTCGGGTGTTTGGACGGGGATATCAACCACAGCCACCACTGCATGGAATTCCGTCTGCAGCAGCATCTCATCCGCTGTAGAGTCTGGCAAAGAGGGTATCGCCACCGCTTGGAGCAACGTGACCACAGCGGTGTCCGACGCTTGGACGGCCATACAGACCACGGCCAGCACAGCGTGGGCATCGGTATGCACGAGCGTAGCATCTGCAGTCGAAAACGGGAAAGCGTCCATTTCGACTGCGTGGACAGCGATTTCCACAGCGGTTGAAGGAGTTTGGACATCGGTCAAGACCGCCGCAGGCACGGCGTGGAGCGGTATCGGCAGCGCGGTTGGCACAGCGGTCACCACTGCCCAGACAGGCATCGTGAGCGCGTGGACGGCGGTCAAGAGTGCAGTGCAAACCGTGTGGGACGGCGTGCTTGGGATCCTCAAATCGCCGATCGAAGCAGCCAGCACCTGGCTCTCCGAAAAGGTGGAGTGGCTCAAGGGGCTGTTCGGCTTCAAATGGAAACTGCCGGAATTTAAACTCCCGACCATCGAAGTCACCTGGAACGAGGTCGGCTGGGGCATTAAGATTCCCTCGCTGTCCCTGAACTGGAACGCGCTTGGCGGTATCTTTGACCAGCCGACGATCTTTGCCACAGCAGGCGCAGGGCTGCAGGGCGTGGGCGAAGCGGGTGCCGAGGCGATTCTGCCGCTGGATACTCTCTGGCAGGAAATGTCGGAGCGGCTCAAGGCCGGTATACGCGAGGTGATGCGGGATATGAATAGATCAAAAGATTCTACCGGGCAGGATGCTTCCGTTTTATCAGCATTACTCGCGTACCTCAAACAGAATGGACAGAAGAATCCTGACATCAGCGTTACCCAGAATATCTACGCAGATGAAACCAGCTATGTTGGCCAGCAGATGGAAGCGGCGCGTCAGCTGCGGCAGCTGGCGAGGGGGTTGGCATGAAGAAAATTGAGCGACTGATTTATCGCAACAGCCACGGGGATGAAATCGAGTTTTCCCATGAGAGCGTGTTCTATACACAGGAAGCGTCGGGACTGTCAGTGCTTCGCAACACAATCTACTCGGTCAGCGCCATGGGACAGGAAGGCGCGTCATATGTGGGTCACCACATCGAGAGCCGCAATATCGACATTGACGGGTTTCTGCGGGTTTACTCTCGGGATGAGGCCATCCCCCTGCGCAGGCAGCTGACCAGCGTGCTCAACCCCCAGCTTCCAGCAACGCTGACCTATCGGTACGGGGATTTCGTGCGGGTGATCGACTGCAAGGTGGAAAGCACCCCTAAGTTCAGCAAATCGACTTCCTTCGCCGCCTTCTCCTGCGCGTTTGTGTGCATTGACCCTTTCTGGCGGGAGGAGAACGAGAGCAAGGATATGGTGGCCTCCTGGGTCGGCGGTTTGGAGTTCGAAGCTGAGATCCCGTTTGAGAACGGCATGGAGATCGGTTTCCGCAATCCCGCGCGCATTGTCAATGTTCATAACGCGGGCGATGTGGAGGCAGGCGCAAGGATTGTGTTTACAGCCTGCGGCACGGCATCCAACCCGGAAATCCTCAATGTGGAAACGGGCGAGTTCCTACGTTTCAGCAACATCACGATGCTGGTTGGGGATTCGCTGTCGGTATGCACCGCCTACGGGCAGAAAATGTGTACCCTGACACAATCAGGCGTTACCATCGACGCGTTCCGCTTTTTGGATGTGGACAGCACTTACTTTCAACTGGCTACTGGCGACAATCTGCTGCGGTATGCCGCCGCCAGCGGGGAGGATAACATTGAGGTGGCAGTTTATCACAGCAACCGATATCTGGGGGTATAGTTGTTATCACGGTGACCGAATGGTATAATTTATACCATTCGATTTACTGTGGACGGGAGCTGCTGATAATGCCAAATACACAATGGTCTAGATTGAACAGACTACAACTGGGCAGGTACGCTGAGTATTATGCAAAAATGGAGTTTGCTTCATACGGTTATGATGTGTATACCTCTGAGGTCGACGACCATGGCGTGGACTTTGTTGCAAAATCGCCAAAAGATAATCAGTATTATGAAGTGCAGGTCAAGTCTTCACGAAACAACACTTATGTCTTTATCCCCAAGAGTAAAATGGAATTGGCGGCAGACAGGCTTGTATGCCTGTTGCTATTCGCTGACAACACTATACCCAGTGTGTATGTAATTCCGGCAGCCGCATGGGAAAGCGTAAATGCTTTGCTCACCAGCAAAGATTATGAAGGATTGAAGAGTTCTCCTGAATGGGGAATAAATATTTCCGGAAAGAACATGCCGCTTTTACAACAGTACTGCATTGAGAATATGCTATAAGCTGACGAGTCAATAAGCCAGACAACCGCATTTTGAAGCTCCACCATTGGTGGCGCTTCTTTTGTTAAGGAGCGTTTCATGGAACTGACGGTATACGATACGGCTTTGACTCCGCTGGGCGTGGCGGATGAGCTCAATTCCCTCCTGTGGACACGCCGCTATTGGAGCCCCGGCGAGTGTAAAATCCTCGCGCCGTTCACCGCCATGAACAACAAGCTCCTTCGGCAAGGCAACCTGATTCACAAGCCGGGCGACAATGAGCTGGCCGAAATCCGCTATGTGCAGATCAAGAAGAACAGCACCGGCATGGAGGAAATTGAGGCGCAGGGACGGTTTCTCTCCGGCTGGCTGGATAAACGGATCCTGCTCGCGGAGATCAACACAACAGCAACCGCGCAGGTGCTCATTAAGCGTGTGGTTACGGAAAACCTGATTGCACCTACTGTTGTCGAAAGAAAGATACCCTTATTAAACCTCGACGGTACAGAAACCCTCATCGCAACAACGGCTGTGCAGTTTCAGGGTGAGCTATATGCCAACTGTCTGGATGCCTGTGAGGGGCTGGCCAAGGAATCGGCCATCGGATACCGCATTACTACCGATCTGCGATCCAAAACGCATACCTTTCGGGTGTTACAGGGGCGTGATTTGTCGGCTTCTCAGTCGGTAAACCGCCCCTGCGTGTTTTCACAGGCATTTGATAACGTTCTGGAGCAGGAATTTGTGACCAGCAGCGAAAACCAGCGCACGACGCTATATGTAGGCGGTGTGGACAGCGATGTTGCGGTCAGCCGGATTGTGGTAGAGGTCAACCCCACCAGCGGTCTGGTGCGCTCCGAAAAGTTCATCGACGCATCAGACATCAAGCGCAACTACAAGTCCGGCACTTCCACGCTCACGTACTCCACGGCGGTCTATCAGGCGATGCTCAAGGCGCGCGGAGAGAAAGAACTGGCTGCATACGGCCTGTCGCTGAGTTTTGAAAGCAAGATCAAAACGGACGGGTCGCTTCGCTACCGCGCGGATTTTGATGTTGGCGATATCGTCACCTGCGTGGATACCCGCTGGGGCGTGCGCGTGGATGCCCGGATCACGGAAATGACGGAAACCTACCAGAAGGGCAGGCAGGAAATCGTCGCGACCTTTGGCGACAGCCTGCCGACGCTCATGCAGAAGATAAAGAGGTGACGATTCATGGAGAAGTGCAGTTTCTTCAATTCCATCAACGGGGACAGGCGCTACAAGGCTGAGGAATGGGCGGATTACTTCAGCTCGTTTATCGGTAATGGGGTGTTCGGGTACGCATCGGATAATCTGCTCGTTTCGGCTGTGTCCGGCATGACAATCGCCATCGGCGCGGGCAAGGCGTGGATCAACGGGTACTTCTACCACAATACCGAGGCGCTCAACACCACGCTGGCCACGGCGGACGGAGTGCTGAACCGTATCGACCGCGTGGTGCTCCGGTGGAGCCTTACGGCGCGGAGTGTCGCGGTTGCGGTCAAGCAGGGCGTGGCCGCTAGTACCCCGGTCGCGCCATCGCTGCAGCGGGACGCGGATGTGTATGAACTGGCGCTAGCGGATGTGCTAATTGGCAAGGGCGTGCTGCTCGTCCTTCAATCCAATATCACCGACCAGCGACTGAACAGCGCCTTGTGTGGGTTGGTGACCCAGACGATTATTACTTTTGACGCCAGCCATTATGCCGAGCAGCTGGACGGCCTGCTTACCGAAACCCGCCAGCGCATTGACGCGGATATCCTTGCCCTGTCCGAACAGCTCAACACCCAGTTGGATGAAAACCAGGCGGCATTTGATACTTGGTTCGCTACAGTGCGCGACCTGCTGGGCGAGGATGAGGCCGGTAATCTGCTCAATCAGATCGACTCTCATCGCAACAATGCCGTACCGCACGTATCCGCGCAGGATCGCGCCGCGTGGAACGCCGTGGCAGCGGTCACAGACTATATGCGCACGGGCGTTGCGCAGACCATGAGCGCCGCGCTGGTGGCTGGCGGATTACAATCGGATGCGACCGCGCAGGTGCGCAACGCCGTCATCGTGCCGGAAGGCGCGGATGTATCCGCCGTACCGGCGCAGACGATTATCTTCAGCTACTAAAGGAGGCTACCATGCCGATTCGATGGAAAGGCGCGTCCGGCGCGTCGGTGAAAACCGTTCATTACAAACGCTCCGCTGAAAGCACGCTGGAGATCGTCAAGGCGGCGGTGCGAACAGCGGCCGGTACGCTCCGTGTGTTGTTCCTGCTCGCTTTCCAGCCTCAGGCGCCGCTGGCGCTACCGACCACGGGGAATTTCCCCTTACTGGGCATCACGCCTAACTATCTGGTGTACTACAACGGCTGGGGTGGGCAGAGCAATCCGGCGCTGCTCTGTTATGACCGCAACTGGCTCTCGGTGGGCAGCTTGACGCTTAATGTCACGTCCAGCCCTTCCTCGGCCATGGCCGCGTCGATCGGCAACTACGCCCTGTTTACGGGCGGGTATAACGCCTCGGGCACGCCGGTAGCAACAACGTATGCCGTAAGCAATGCGCTGGTGCGCAGCAATCCCACGGTGCTGAGCAAGGCGCGTGGGTTGGCAGGCGTAGGCAACTGCGGAAGCGCCCAGGCGGTGATCGGCGGCGGGTACACCTCCACCGGCGCCACCATGGTGCCTTCGGCGGTGGTCAACGCCTATAGCCCAACGCTCGCCCTGTCCACGCCCACAGCCCTTAGCGTGGCGCGGGTTGCGCCTGCGGGGTTATCCGGCGATACGTACGCGATGTTTGCGGGCGGCACGGATGCAAGCGTTGTGCAGAAGCTGACGGTCGAAGCCTACGGCACGACGCTCGCGCGTACCATATGCGCGTCGCTCTCAGCCAACGCGTTTAGCAACATCATGTATGGATACGTCGGGTTCTCGGATTACTTCGTGATCAGTTCCGGCAGCGGAATTTATCAGGTGTACAACAAGAGTCTGGTGATGACCACCGTCATTTCCAGCCCGATACCGGGGCAGAGCCAGAGCGCCTGCGCCACAGCGGATCGCAAGCGCGCGCTGTTTATGGGCTTTACTTCCGGTAAAGTCCCGGTGGTTGTATCGATGGACAGCACGCTGACAATCCGAACCGAGCGTGCTACCAGCCCTGTGGTGCAAAACGCCACCGGCATTGGATTTCAGAACTGGGTGGCATTTGCCAAGGGCACCTACTATAACGAGGCAGGGAGCGGCGTGTACAACCATGCGTTCACGCGCTACCGATACATTGCATAAGGAGGGGTTTTATGCTCAAACTGGTTCTATTCGACGGTTCCACCACCTACATGTTCCCCAACGGGGAGATTGCCACCCCGGCCAAGATTCGCGCCCAGTTCCCGGCAGTGGATGTGTTTCCGCATGTGCTGGAGATCAACGGGCATGTCTGTCAGGCGGTGCAGGAGTTCGCCGCCATGCGCAACTTCCACGGCATTGACCCGGCGCTTGGCGATACCGATGCGCTGGCGACCATGGAAACCAAGGTCGCCAGCGCATCGGTATCGCCAAGCGCCGGGTCAATGCCG